TCACTTGAATTTATAATGGAAATCGACTGTTCCATCCTCGTATATTACAAGTTTATCAATAAGCGCTGAAAATGCTTCGAATAAATCCTGATCAGTTCTTTCCAGCTGTGCGAATGCATTCTTAATATTTGATATGTCGATTGTTTCTTCTTCCTCACGCTCAAGCATGAACAGCTTATCGTTCAGTTTTTCAATTTGTTCTTCAAGCTCTTTTCGCTTCGCCTGGAATTCCGTCTTAGTGATCAACTGATCTTCCAAGTACAATTCGATTAGACGTTTTTTCTTGTTTTCTGCATTTTCAATTTCTATTTTCGTTCGCTTGATCCGGTTTTTCTTCTGCTCTTCAAAATCAGACTTTACATCTAGTTTTAACTTCTTGCCCTTTTGTTTCAGTGTTTTAATAACAAAAGCCCGCAAGTCCTTATATTGCATCGGAGCATGGTTTACACAAAGAGCAGTTCCACCTCGTCTATAGGCGCTACACTTCAAATAATTAAACTCTTTCTTCTCACGTTTCTGATTGTATTTGTACGACGGCAGCACAACCATATTGCAACCGCACACACCACATTTCATCATTCCTCTTAGCTCATTCCGAGGGTTAAAACGCTTTTTACGCATCTTGTGTTCTTTGTTATTAGCTTTCTCATACTCTTCTTCCGATATGATCTTAGGACACCAGTCTTTGTAAACAGTCCATTTTTCTTTTGGGTTGCGGATAAATTTTTTCCGTCCCCCTATTTTGACTTGAGTATGTCTATTGGCAATAAACACGCCACAATAAATAGGATTCTTTAAAATCGTTTGTACTGTAGACAGCTGCCAAAACTCAGTCTTTTGAGGCTTTACAATGTTTCCAAGTGCCAATTCTTCGTTAAGCTTGAGAACGATCCTTTTATGTCCATATCCATGATTATTATGAAGATCGAAAATAAAACGTACGACTTTTGCTTCTTCTTCATTGATAGCTAGGAATTTACCTTCTTTCTTAAATCCAAAAGGTACACGGCCGGAATGTTCACCACGGCGGGCTTTTGCTGCTAGTGCCCCACTGGCTGCCACTGAAATTGTTTGAGGGTATTGAGCTGCAAACATTGAAAACATTTCAAATTTCATTGAGTTTTTGCCTTCATATAGGCTATCGTAGCCCTCTTCAAGCGTCACAACTCTTACACCGTGAGCCAATAAAACCTCTCGAATTTCAAGGGCATCTTTAAGATCACGCGCAAGCCGGCTGATTGATTTAAAAACAACCATCTTCAGCTTTCTTTTTTGCGCCTTATCTAAAATGAGTTGCATTGCTTTTCGATCAAGCAACACTGTTCCGCTTATCCCATCATCTAATTGGATTGCTTCATCTTTCCATTCGTAATTATTTTTCTCAATCCAATGATGACAAATATCAATTTGGTTGGCTATTGATGTCACCTGTTCATCTTTTTCTGAGGAAACCCGTGCGTAAACTGCATAAGGGTAATCTTCATATTTGATGATCTCCTGTGTTTCTGTCTCTTTGAAGAACACTAAACCACCCCATTATTTTGCATTTGGTACATTTTAGTGTGATTATAGCATAATGATTACGAACCTCCTATACTTTTCCGGTTGATTTTCGAACATTTGTTCTTGTATAATTTGTTCAAGGAGTTGATCAGAATGAACGAGGGTATTTACGACAAGAGATGGGAACAAAAATTTATTTTGCCCGAGCAAAGGGCCGGGCTATTAAATAGGAAGAAACACGTCCAAAAAATTGAAAAACCCATCCTAGATGAATACCAATTGGAAGAAATGGCCCGTGTTATTTGCGAAGCAATGGAATTCAACTCGGTTCTGGTCATCGGTGTATACAGAGACGGTTTTACCGAAGAAGTCACAGGACATGTTCATTACATAGATAAAGTAAAACAGAGGTTACATATGAAGGATTTAAAAGGTGATACAAATTTTATTAATTTAAGTTCCATGATAAATGTTGAAATGAGATAACCTACTGACTTTTTAATAAATTCCCACTTTAATTCTCTTTTTATTTTAAAAATCATTTATAATTAAATGATACTAAAAAAAGGGATGGTCAAATTGTCAGAAAATCAGTTAGTGATTACTAAACATCAGAAGCTTGAAGAGTGGAACATCAGAAAAAAAGAGTTAGCAAAAAACTGGATTGAAAACAAACAAAGTTTAAGAGGCAGGGGCATTGTCCAAGGTGGAATTTATTTGTGTGAGCTTGGGGAAAATTTAGGCTCTGAACAAAACTCAAATATCGGAGAAGACAGGCCGGTGATAGTTTTATCAAATAATACTATCAATTCAACTGGTGAAAATATTATTGTTGCGCCTTTATCTAAAACTTTAAAATTTAGAAAAGGAACCAACATTCCCAAATATAGAAGTCATTATTTCTTATTCACAAAAAAATATTCATTTTTGACTTATGATTCTGCTATTAAAGCTGAAGAAATGAAAGCTGTAAGTAAGGTCAGATTAAACAAGAAGTTAGGCGAAATTTCTAAAGAGGACTTTAAAAGAATAATTACACGAGTAAACGGGACGATTTCATAACTGATTGTTGACAAAACACCAAAACTGCAGTATATTATAGACAAATACTTCGTCCATCATAGTCATGGACAATTCGCACGCTCATTAATGCGTGATTCTGTCTGAAAAAACCGGATTGTTTATCTAACATTCGGTTTTTTCCTTTATAACAGTGTATTTTAGTGTTTTTTTTCGATAAATTGCATATGATAAATTATACTTCGCTCGTCTCGTCACGAGCAAATCACCCTGGGTATCATACTCAGGGGTTATTTATATAAAAGCCCTCAATTCATGAGGGCTTTTTTTTATCCTTATTTGAGCAAAGCTTCAAGCTTCGCTTTCGTTTTCGGTCCATAAATGCCATCAGGATTTAAACCATTCATCAGCTGGAACCGTCTGACAGCATCGGCTGTTTTTGGTCCATAATAGCTATCAATCCCGAAGTTTTTGGCTTTCTTATCCGGATAGAAATGCAACGCTGCCAGCGCAGTTTGAATCTGTTCTACAGCATCGCTGTGCATCAATGGGCTCATTACTTTAAAAATGCCAGAAGGCAAATTAAAAGATGATTTCTTTTTGCTTGAGCTTGATTTTTTCACTGTCTTGGATGAAGTTGTTTTCTTGCTGGATGATTTGCCGCCAAGTGCTTTTAATTCAGCAGCAATAGCCGCTTTAACCTCATTCCAGCGTCCCTCGTCTAAAATACGATGCGGGCAATACTTTCCGCTCCAATCTTGATGCTTTCGTACTCGATCAATACCCCACCCGCGTTCTTTTAGCAGCTGAGCAACAAACTTGATAGCTAACTTTTCAGCAGCCCTGTATTTAGGCCCTCCTGACTTGCTGTAGCAGATTTCTACGCCAATAGACTTACGGTTCCCGGTGCCGTTTTTGCCGTCTCCTGTGTGCCATGCATTGCGATCTGTTGGGATGCCCTGCCTTACCTCTTTGTCATCAACAGCAAAGTGGAAACTCGTTGAACTTGTGTTTCCGATCATATAACTGACCTCATTAGCAGCTGATGCATCATTGTACGTGTTGTGGATGGTGATGTATTCAGCGTCCATGTGATTAGGGCATTTTAAAGCGTATTTTGCTTCTGATACAAGGTTCTTTTTCACTGCGATTGTCATAAATGATCTCTCCTATTCTGTTTTTGAATTAGAAAGAGCCGCCAGCTGGCAGCTCACTTGGTTAGATTGTGATTTTTCAGGACAGCTTTTTGCTGATGGCCTTTTGCAGTCACATAGTTGTTTTTGAACCATGCTGTAAATGTCGTGCCAATAGTAAAGGCTATAGAGCCCGCAGTGTACAGCGCATCCGCAAGCTGATTCACTTGATCCTCCGTAATCTCCAAAGGTGATTTGCCAAGCATCAGCATTGTTTGGTTGATAAGTGCAATCAAAAGAAGCACCGTCCGAATGACCGTGCCTTTGTCAAAGTTTTTCATATTGTGTTTTCCTCCTTATTTTTGCAAAACAGTATAAAAAATAGCGATTGCGCCGCCAATAACGCCAGTGCATACCGCTGTAATGATAGCGCCAGTTATTGTGCGTTTGATCCAAGTTGTATTCTCTTCGATCTTGTTGAGTTTTTCGTTTAATGTCATGATTTGCTGGTCTTGTCTATCAGAAACGCGTTCAAGAACATTTACACGCTGTTCGATCGTTTTCTGGCCCGCCTTCATTTCCATTATCTCTTTTTGTAATGCATGCACATCTGGTACCTCCGTCACTTCTGACATTAGTACGCCCCCCTTATATCTATTTCACGTTTTTCACCTCCTTAGAGGCAAAATAAAAAACCCGTCAATTTGACGAGTTTAATAGTTTCTCAGTATAAGCAGGGTTATTGGAAAAAAATCCATCTACCCTTATATTAATCATTTTCATTGTTTGATTTTTCTCATTCTCCGCATCAAAAAATACATGAATCTGTAAATTTGCTGCATGAACTTTTTCAACAATATCTTTATCAACTAATTTGGCATTGGGGCCAACTGCATAAGCATAACTTTTTATATACTTTAGCTTATCACTATTTAAATCCTCAACTTCCCCATCACGAAGTAAACGCACCAGTGGAATCTCTTTATTGATAGAATGTATCTTCTTTAAACTCTTTTCACTGAATGATTGTAATACTACTTTGTGTTCGGCTAATAGATTGTATTTATTTAGAATGTCAATGAGTTTTTGCTCCATTACTAAATTGCCGTTATTATCTTCTCTCGTTTCGATATAATACTTTGTTGAAAGACCAAATTCTTTTATTATCTCTTCTATTGTCAATATTTTTTGTCCCTTACCTGCATTGAATTTTTTTAATTGAGACAGAGTAAGATCCTGAATGTTCCCTTTTCCGTTTGTTGTTCTTTCAACATCCTTATCATGAATTGCAACTAACTCATGATCTTTAGTTTGCCTTAAATCAATTTCAATAAAATCTGCTTTATCTTTTATTGCACGCTTATATGAGAGTGATGTATGTTCCGGTTCTAATGCTGAAGCGCCTCTATGTGCGATAATTAATGGATGATAATTAGATGTTTTTGAAGATTGTCCAGAACCTTTCACAACTGAACCTTCATATGTTGAACACCCGCTTAAAATTATGGAAACTATAAAAAGTAAATAGATAATATTTTTCATAAAGTTAAATTATCATATTTAATCTGAAATAACAATATCTCCCTTAACTATTTCTTCATATTCACTCTCAGATATTTTATTGTATGAGACAAAAGCTCTAACGTCATCCCTTGAATAACATCCCCAGATATAACATGCACGAATGCTTTCATACCAATCCATTCAAATTACTCCTTTTTGCGTAAGTGATAATATTAAATCTGTATACATTTTGGCCTGTTGCTGAGCCATCGATTGAGTTTCAGCTAATTGGAAGATAAGTAATGCATTTTGTTGTTTAAGTAAATCCAAATCAGAAGGTTCTTTTTTGGGCTCCAAACTTAAAATATAGTCTTCGGATGCTGCTTCCCACCATTCATTTAATTCTGGATGAAATTGTGGCTTAAACATACCATCAGGAGGCGCAATTGTTGTACAATTTTTAGGTAGATTTACTGCTTCATCAGTACCTATTTCATTAATAATCACAGGAGTTTCAAATATATAGTCGTTATCATATTTATAGACTTGTATCATTCTAAAAAAACCTCCTTAAACCGCCTTAAAACTAAATCCTAAACTGATAAAAACGTTTGGTTTTGCAGTGTTCGTACAATTTTCAATAATCACTTCCCCAGCAGTATTTACAAGTAGCCTATGTGTCTGTGGAATATCTGACATGCCACCTTGTGAAGCTACTCCAACCCACTGAATTGCCCTAGCAGGTCTATACCCTACCGGTAGCACGAAAGCAGGCACCCCGAATCCAATGGTACCTTTAGCAATAGCGCCTTCTACAAATACTGTACCAGTAATATCCTTGGCATATCGAACTTTAAACTTTGTTTGATCTGTTTCATTTACATCAGTATAGTTAACCCAATTATTTTGTAAAACTGGTGAGAACCATGTTAAATCGGTTAGTTTTTTTTCAAGGTTATCAGTGCATGACTTTGCATAGGCTTCAGTTGACACTTTAGCCCATCCAGTCCATCCTTGATTTAAGTCCAAATAATTTGTGAAAACATTGTTTTTATAATCAATTGCAACCACATAACCAAATGTCCCCTTTCCATTACTATCGACTGAGGTAAAGTGAAAAAATCCCCTAGTTGATAATGTAGAAGGCGCATTTGTAGGCTTTCCTGTTGAATAAAAGGTTCCGAATGTCTTTCCAGTTTCAACAATTTTACTTAGAAAATCATCTGTGTCTGCTATGGATATTAGGGCTCCTCCCCCATCATTAGTAATTTTAGATAGTTGAGCCTCGTTCCACTTTGTTCGCTCTGATGCAGTTATATGAGCAGTCGTATCTTTTACATGATCATCAAATTCTGTTTTGGTTGCCTGTTTGTCATTGGTAACTTTACTGAGTCCGACTTGATCTTTTGTCACTCCATGAGGGTTGCTTTTATCATTAATGTGTTGATCAGTATACGTTTTTGCATTTTTTTCGGCTGTATCAGCCTTATTTTGCGCCCCTGTAGTCGTTTCCTTTGCATTCCAGTTTGAACGCTCTGTGGACGTTATATGCCGTGTAGAATCCGTATTGTGTGCATTGAATTCTGCTTTTGTTGCTTGCTGCACATTGTCTACGTTTCCTAAACCTACCTGGACCTTTGTGACTTGGTTTGGGTTATCTCTGCGGGCAGCCAACTCATCTGTATAAGCTTTTGCTGTCCTTAGGGCAGTGGAAACGTCATCCTGTGTTGCTCCAATCTCTTGCAATTCCTTTAGTGCATGATAGGCCGTATACTGATACCAGTTGAACCAATCCGCAGGGGGATGATCCATTGGTTTGTATCCTTCATCAATGGAGGACTGGGGAGGCCGCTGCCCGGCGTTCCCCCATTCAGGCAATTCTTTTGTAAAAGGCATAAAAATCACTCCTTAAATCGGTAAAGGGTAATCATCTTCAGGCTGAAAAATTCCGCCGAGTGTTCCCCCATCTGTCCCGTCTGTTGAAAAACCATATTGACTCGTTTCTATAGAGTTAGCAGAGGACGAAAAGCGAAAGGTGCCGTTTAAATCCACATAAGCCACCCGCACGCCTGCAGCTACTGTTTTTTGAACGATATTCGAAAACTGTGTTGCACTCATTCCGACTTTGCTCAAAGCTTCAATAGGCGCTTTTTTTACGATAATGGTAGCTGGTTCATCTTCATTGTTTTCCTTGCTGCTGACAATGTGTATTTCACCCGGCTTGCAATTCAGTGTTTTCGCTAAAGCTTCAATGATCCGATTAGTGGTGCCATCTGATACATTTCTGGCAACCTTACCGCGAATAAGCACTCGATAAATTTCATCAGTGGCACGGCCCCGATCCTGCGACACGTTGTCACCAAGTAGATCCAGAGCCTTTCCTTTTGCCGCATCAATATCCCGCCAGTTCTCAGCTGTGGTTAGCGCGCTTTTAAGTGCTGTCAGCTGTTCATCGACAATTAAAAAAAGCTTTCCGATATTGCTCTTTTCATCTTTCAAAAAGGCATCGGTCAGCTTTCCTATTAAGTCTTTAATCATATGAGATTCACCACGATTTCATCAAAATGTACCTGGGCAACCTCTTTAGGTTCAATTTCAATGTTTGACTGTGAAAGGTTTGTCGCACCTTTCCCCATCCTGATTGTTACATCAGAGACACCATCTACTTGATATACCGCGTTGAACAACTGCGACAATATAACATCATCGCCCATTTGTGAGCCGGTATAGTAAGAGCCGTTTGCATCAATTCCCCCGATTTTATAAACGAGGTTGTTTTTGATCTGGCTCACTCCATCAATTGGGAAAGAAGCATTTGTTTTTAAATCCAACTGCAGATATATTTTGACTTCCCTTGCAAAATCAAATTTAACGGCATGATCAAGCCCGCTGGCGTCAGTTATGGTGACAACTTGCTCCCCGACCGTTTCAATTCCGGCAGCAACACTGTCAAACAGTGCTTGTGCAACATCGTCTTTTGTACCGCCAAGCACATAAGCATGAATGCTCTTAGGTGGGTTTCCGTCCGCATCGGTCTGCATAGTATTGTTGGCAACAATATTCGCCGATCTGACGCCTGACACGTTTAGCAGGGCTGAAATAATACCTCCGTTTGTAGATGCCGAACTGCCCTCAACTGATTTCTTTATTCGTGCCCGGAATTCCGAATCTGTTTCCTCGTCGGCACCGCCTGCCGATGGTTCCGGATTTGTAACTGAATACACGCCCTCTGAGGGCTCTGCCTGAACGGTAATGGTATTTGCCGCAACATTGTTTATAACGCCCTTAGAAAGCGAGACAGCCGTCCCTGAGCCTGTTCCATTCTCCTCAATTACAACGTCTTCAATCAATTCAAAATAAATGCCTGATTCCGTTGTAAACTGTGTTTGTTCTTCAATTACGATGCCGGGTTCTCCGGTAAATGACAGTGTCACAACTGACTCCGCGGCTGGCTCCCGGGTGATTCCCGAGTTGCTGCCAAGACGATCGAGCTGCACGCCCTCAGACTTACTGACAAAGCCGCTGTTATAAACCCTTTCTGCAATGTCCCACAAGCCGGCCAGAAACCAAGCAAAGATACGAATAATAATTCCTAATGGCGTTTTACTGGATGTGTTTACATCCTCCCCGAATTGTTCCCGAGCCCGGTCCTCCATACTATCAACAAGCTCGGAATAGGTTTGCCGTTGAAAGCCTGTTTCATCAAGCAAGATCAACACCCCCTATCTCAATTGTTTCTTCATCCTCTTTTGTCATTTTCACATGCACTGCAAGACTGCGAGACTCTTTATCCATTAAAAAGTTCACCGATTCCACACTGGCAATACGCTCTTCTTGAGAAATGGCATTTATAATGTCATATTGCGCCTCTCCTTGATCAAACTGCTTTCTTAAAATGTTGCTGCGATCAAGGCCGACATGTTCATCAAGCTCAAACTCTCCTAAACTTGTTCTAAGGATCATTTCTACTGATTGAGCCAGCTCAGCATCACCCTCAACCATTTGTAACTCACCATTTTCAAAACAAAGATCCCCGTCTTTAAGCTTGAGAGTTTTCATCCTTCCCACACTCCTATAACAACTGGATCGTTTATACTGTGTGTGCGCCTCGAATCAGGATCAAAAGTTTTATTGCCGTCCAGGTTATCCAGTGAACGTTCAGCAAATGAAACAAACACGCAGGACCCTACTTTAATATCAGCTTCGACATGTTTCAAAACAGGCGCATGTTCGATTAAAGGGTATTCATGTAGATACTCACCATCATTGGTTTGAAACAGCAATTTTAGATCGGCAGTGTGTTTATCAGCATTGTAATTTACAACCCGTGCTGGAGCCGTTGTATGGATTGATTGTTTTATCCGCTGTTCGAATCCGTCAAAGAACTTTGTCGCTTTACTCATTAAATCACCCTACATTCTGTGAAAAAGTCTTTACCGTCAAAGGAATGAGAGCCATCTTTCACACGATATTTCCCTTTCGCTGTCTTGCTGTTTATTTCTATGATTGAAGCAACTGCGATACGATGCTGTAAAAGGCATTTCACCTTATACCCTTTGAGATCATCTTCCTCAAATTGTTCTGGCGTTTCCACCAATCCTGTTGCTTCTTCGAGCTTGAAACGTTCGTCATCCCCTTGACTGAGTGGCCGAATAACAGGACGGCCCCGCCGATAATACATGACTGCCCCAGCATCATGAATGACCTCTTCAAGATTGTTTTCAATCAATCCGGTGACACGATAGCCTTTTTTATAAACTTTATTTTTAGGCAGAATGATATTTTTCACTTTAATACCAAGCACACGCAGAAGCTTATCGACAATTTGCCTTGAGGTTGTGCCAGCCTTGAACGTGATTTTCATGTATCTCTTACGGTATCTGACCTCTGTCCGAGTGCCATAATTTCGGACCGTTTTATATGTCCGGCCGTTCTTGTCTTTTTTTACAGTCACCACTGGTTTTGCGAGCTTGTACCGCTTTTTCACATAGTATTTTTCAGCAGGATCAGCGTTTTCAGTGGTTACTTTCATATGGGTGTAATCATCGCCATCTTTTGAATAGATGGCCGTTACCTTATTCAAACCGTCCCAATTATTCAGCACCTTGGTAACTTTACCGATAGTTAAAACACCGTAATCGTCTTTATAACCAGCTTGAACAGTGATAGTGCTGCCTTTTTTAATTTTGCTGATTGAATCTTTGCTTAGATTGTATATTTCAACCTTTGTTTCATTCGGTTTGAAGTCATCATCGAACGGGACCTCAAAATGAATCTCTAAGTCTTTATAATCGAAAGTGGTTTGTGAACTGCCGTTATCTATCGTGACCTTAACGACGCGCCCAAACAGCATTTTATTCGTCGCCATCGTCTTCTCCCTCCGCATCGTCCGAGACATCATCAATATAAAGAAACACGGTTTTCATAAAATTCTCGTATGTAACCCGTGTTTCTGTATTCGATTCATCCATAGGGATAAGGGAAGGCGCAGGCAGTTTCTCGTTTACAATGTCTTCCCACAAAGGGACGTTCAAAATTAATTTTTCGCCCAGCACGATTGGTTCCATGTCTTGATCATATAAATCAAGTGAAAAACTATCGTCTGTTTGGTTGTAATTGATACGCAAAATGAACGTGTCATCTGCTAAATCAAATTCAAACTGCTGTGGTATGTCCTCTTTGTCAAAAGGAATGTAATCTCTTGATGCCATGCCTTTCCCTCCTTCATCTGATCCTCATTTTGACCCCTATCGGAATTCTTCGGTCCGGCCAGGGATTCAACCGACGCAAAGCATTTACTGTGGTGCCGTATTTACGAGCGCAGCCCCAATAAGTGTCACCCTTCTTGACCTTGTGGTATAGCTTGCTGGATTTTTTTGTTTTCTTCTTGCTGGCTTTCTTCTTTTTCCCGGCTGTTTTCACTTTCTTTTTGACCCACGGGCTTTTTGCAATACGTATTTCTTGCAATTCAATTGAAATAGCAAAACCGTTTGTGTAATCGCCTGTGTCGCGATCTATCTTTGTGATGATCACATTTTTAGCAACCTTACGCCCGGTATAAGTCAAAAGAGTACCGGCATAAGCCTGCTTTTTCAGATATTCATAATCACTATTTGCTGTTTTGCCTAATAAATAGCCAGAGACTGTTGTCGTCTCTGGCTTTCTTTGTACATGGTCCGTGATCGGGACCCCTTTTTCAACGGGATATGAAGTAACCTCCACATCCGCGCCGTCAGATTCCTTTTCGTTTACAAGATTAATCTTTCCGAGCTTCGCCAATTAATAAGCCCCCTCTGGTGGATAAAGCGACTTCAGCATGTCGAAAACTTCGCCAAATGTTTCAGTTACAGCCTTTTTCACCTTTGTTTCTGCCCCTTCACTGCCTCCCTCAACTTTTACGTTGATCGACGGGTTAAACGTGATATTGACAGATGAACTATTTGAGCTTGTAGCAGCCTTTTCCGGTGTGTAACCAGTATCCGCGCCAAGCTCCCGACCGAGTGCAGCATACATTCCGAGTGACTGGTTTCTGTATCGTGGCTCAGTTGTGATGACATACTCCCTAAAGCCGTTTTCACCAAGCGCAGCGACTTGTGGGCTGTTAATGACTCCACCTGTCGCATAACCTCTATACGGCCCACCATGAGCCATAGAAACGAGCCCAGGGTGTTTTAAAATACCGCCGTATCTGCTGTTCAAATAGTTGATAGCAGCAAGGATCTGGTCAACTGGATTTTTGATATTTCCGTGACCCGGTTCCTTGTGAGCGTTGAATGTACTTGGTATAAACTGCATAAGCCCTTGTGATGGATGGCCAGCTTTCGCATTCGAATCCCAATTGTTCACAACATTAGGATTCCCGCCTGATTCTTTCATGGCAATGGTTTCAAGTGCGCCAGCATACTCAGACCCAAGGCCCTTGATTGATAGCGCTTGAGCTACCCATTTTTTAACGGCTTTTGAGCCGCCGCCTGAAAAGCTTGCAGAGTAACTGGACATTTTGTCTTTGACAAAACCTACAGCCTTATCTTTGACAAAGTTAAAAGCCCCTTTTGCGAGATCACCGAACGAGCCAGCCATAGAAGGTGCAGAGACACCCATTTTTTCTAAAACTTTTGTTAAAAGCTTAGATGGGTGCCCGATGTAATCAAAAACATCAAGAGCAACATCTTTCACTTTGCCGGCAACGGATTTTACACCATTCCATGCTTTTGTGAATATATTTCCTTCTGTGCCTTTTGCGTAAGCCGGAACTCCCGCTAAAGCAGCCCTTGTCTGTTTTGCAGATAACACCTCAGTGCCTTTCGGAAGGTTCATCAGTGTATCATTTGCAGGGCTGAGTCCCACATGACCTGATGGAGTACGATACATTTCGGGACCAGCGTTTGCCCCTTTACCGTCCCCAAGTATCGCCGGGCCTCCTGGGTGCCCTCCGGTTCCATGTGCATATTTAGGTACTTCCCATTTAGGGATATGCTTATCTTTCAAACCAATCTTATCAAGGACCCAGTTCACTCCGCCGATTACACCATTTACACCTTTTCCGAGTGCACCAGCAAGTTTGTTCGCTAAGCTAGTCACGCCAGACGTGGCCTTATGGGCCATATTCTTGATACCATCGCCGATTTTACCCGGTAGAGCCTTGGCAGCATCGACAATATCCCAAAACTTATCAGTGACCTTCTTCCACAGACTGTGTGCCAAATCACCGACTTTTGTTCTGATATAAGTCCATCCTTTGATAATTCCATCTGCTGCGTTAGACACCAGCTTTTTCACCATACCAACAGCACTAGAGAAAATCTGCTTCACACCGTCCCACATCATCCGGAAATTCCCAGTGAATAAGCCTTTGAAAATCTTCACGATCCCCATAATAATGCCAATTGCACCCTGTATGATCGCAATGATATTTTTCAGGGCAACTTGAATTATTGAGAGTACAACCGGGAACACAGCAGTCACGATATTTAGGATGAAACGGATCGCCGGAATAACAACAGTTGTGATGATATTCGCCACAAGTCGCAAAAGAGAAACAACAATCGGAAGTACCGCTTGTATGATTTGCATGATCTGTGGGAATACCTGCTGCACAACTTGAATCAAAATAGGAAGTACCGCTTGCGCCAACTGTAAAATGATTGTTGCCGCTACAGTAAGCAATTGAGCCACAATTGGAAGAACAGCCATGATGACCTGTTTAATAATCGGGAACACTTGCTGCACCGCTGATAAAATTAACGGCAGCACTTGAACCGCTATTTGTCCGATGGATGAACCTAATAGCTGAATCAGTTGCAAAACAATCGGAAGAGCTTGTTGTACAATGCTCAGGATCAATGGGAATGCAAGTTGAATCATCTGAACCAAAATCGGTAAGGCATTTTGCACAATTGAAACAAGGATTCCTGAGAAACTGCCTATCAATTGAATAATGATTGGCAGCACTGCATTAATTACGCTCAGAATAACCGGGAAAATCGTCTGGAAACCTTGAACAAGTAACGGCAGAATGCTGCTTGCTATTTGCAAGACACTCGTCCATAAAGTACCCGACAACTGCATCCAAGCTGAAAGCAATTGCTGAATCAGTGGCATGATTTGTGGACCGATTGTCTGGAACGTTTGCGAGATAGCTGCAGCAAACAAAACAAGCGTGCCGCCTATTTGAACGAAAGCCTGCTGAAGTTGTCCGGCCAGCTGCTGGAACTGTGGTGTCAATTGTGTGACTAATTGCCCGAAAGACTGTTGAATCGTGTTGATGATTGGCTGCAATGCCTGAAAAACACTCATTAGAACAGATTGTACCGATGTCCATGCTGTCTTTAAGGCCTGGCTTACATTTTGGTTTGTTTGTTGCATGCGATACAAGGCGCCGGCAACACTCAAAATAGCACCGACAGCCACACCGATTGGTCCTGACACTCCGAGGAATGCAAGTCCGATCGCCGCTACAAACGGAGCAACAAGAGAAACCATTCCTTTAAAGCTGGATAGACCGACTTTCAACTGCTCCATGAATCCTTTTACGATGCCGTTTAGACCGTCTGACAGCCCTTTTCCGAAGAAATCAGAGACTGTCTTTCCGGCATTATGAATGAAGCCTGACACGGTTTTCACAGCCGTTTTATAGGCCGACTCAATTCCAGCCACTAACTGTGGATGCGATTCACTGAGACGATCCCATAACTTCAAGGATTCAGCCTGCATTTTATGAATGGCTGTAATCGCCACGCTTTGTGCGTCCTTGAATCCTTTCATGAAGGCAGGCTTTAACCCCTCAGCCTCTTTGATCATTGTATGAAATGCACCGACAACCGCCGATTTCCCCATGTTAGCAAACCGTTTCATCGCGTCTGTCGCTGGCTTGAATCTTTCCTGAAGCTTATCGAAATTCTTGTACAGCAAATAAATGCCGGTTACAAGGAGAACGATTGCCCCAGCTACGACATACACCGTGCCCGACATTGCTGCCAAACCGGTTACAACTGGACCAATGAACATCCACAAACTGCTGAGAGCTCCAAGGAACCCATTAACTAACCCTACCCCTATCGCTAGTGGCGATAAAAGTAGGGTTAAAACAGGGATGAGAAGCATAAACCCTTGTATCATTTTCGAGAGTACAGGGTGCGCCTCATTAAACTGAATGATCAGCTTCGCAACGGCCGTAATGCCCTTGTATATCGCCATCGCAAACGCCGCAAACACTTCGATTGCTGGCTGAATGGCTTTCAGTAGTGTACTGCACATCTCTTCCCATGCTTTTGAATAGCCGGGAACTGTTTGTGTTGCCGCTTTATGAAGCCCTTGGAACATGAAAAAGTTTGTAAAAGCCGCGCCCAGTGCCACCATTTGAAAACGCATATAACCCTGAGTGATCATCATTGTCATATCGTTTAGCTCTTTCATGTTGGCAGTAGGCCCGAGCATTTTTAGAGCCAAATGCGCAGCAGTACCCTGCTTCGCCATGTTCTCAAGCGTATTCGATACGGCAAGGCCCGCTTTATTGACTTGATATAACGGGTTTCCCATTCGGTCATAGTTCGCTGCGATCTTCTCAGATTGAGTGGACCGAGCCATCAATGTCCCTACAGTCTGCAGCATGCTCATACGCATCATTTTGTTGTTTTTCATCATGTTGTCTGTTACTTGCTTGTGAGCACGTCCCAGCCTGTACACTTCATCCATAAACTGCTGATTGGTACCGGACCAGCTGTCCATCTGGTTCCCTAACTGAAAGAAACCATACTGGGCTCGGATCAATTCATTCCGGAAACCGTTCATGCCGTATCGTTCTTCATACCAAGCTCGACGCATTTCATTGAGCATTTGTATTGTATCGGCTTCTAGTCCACGGGTGGAGCCGCGCAAAAAGTCCATTTCCCGACTATACTGCCGGATTCCCCGGTAGTCCGGGGCAGGGACAGCTACCGCCGCCACGTTATTCTGAACACTTTGCGTGTTCTGCTGCGTAACGTTTGCTGCGGGCGTACCGATACGGCTCATATCGACGTTATTCAAATTCTGCCTGAGTTGATCAATTGATTCATTGGCGTTTGTTATCGACGTCTGATCAACATTGATATTGACCTCAGACGGAAGGCTTTGAATAAGTCGGCTTGTCTCTTGTACCTGGGTATTCAACTGGCTCAAACGGGATGTAACTAAGTCGATTTGAGGTCCTAGCCGTTCTATTGTTTGGCTGGCAGTTTGCAACGATGAGTTGTCCAAGATCATACTCATATGGATGTCTCTAAAATTCCGCTGTTGCCTTTGAACTTGAGCCATCCGTGTACGTATCTGTGAAAAACTGCCGCCAGCATCGCCGACATGATCAACGAGTCTATCTATTTGCTGATTTGCTCTTTCTAGAGGGGAGGTATCAACGTTCAATTCAACGTCAATATGCGTACTTCTCAATGCGTCTGACAACGTTTATACCCCCTCATTTCTTTTTGTTCCTCTTGTTTTCTTGCTCAATATGGATGTCGAGGGCTGCGTTTGCTTCAAGCAGCGTGTCGAGATCCATCGCCGCGACCTCTGAGAAGGAAAACTTCTCAGACATCACGAGCCGATACATAGGCCAGTTGTCACTCGCCTTCTTTTTGTAGAACTGTTTCGGCTTCGGTTTCGGCGCTAAGAAAGGTTTGAACCTCTTTCATCAGCTCAAGGAAACCAGGTTTTTCATCAAAATAGTCATAGCTTACTTTCGGTTCAACAACTACTTCTTTCATGTACAGTTCATACAGTTTGGCAGACGAAAACATCCCTGTATTGATATTGATAGCTTCATCGTTAAATTCAATTGAACGACGTGTTCCCGGGTGTTGTAGAGTGTACTCAGTTCCTTGGATAGTTACTTTCTTTTGTTTACCGAATTTTGACATAGGTTTTCCCTCCGCTTGTTTAGTTTGCATATATTGAAAAGCAGCCCTATTGGACTGCTTCTTTGCGTTTGATTTCTTCTTTTTTGCCATAGCTTAATTACTGTTCCAATACTGTATAGTCAAAGACTTGAATCTCGAACTCACGATCTCCAATCTCGTCACTGAATTCAGCGTCAGCAGGCTTTTTGACCATCGCTTCTGTTCCACCGATTTTTTCCTGTCCGCCAGTAACCCAGATAGGGAATGTTTGGGCTGTATTTGCCAGTTTGTTTAGGTACGGCACAAATGGCGATCCCATGGAAAGCGTCAGTGTGATGGTTCCAAGTGGGTTGTTTTTCGTCGCAACACTGACATCACCCTTGGCGCTGACTTTCGTCGAGAACTTTTCTTCATCTTTGGAACACGAAACCATTGTGCCCTCGGAATAACCGGTTACGATTTTCCCGTCAATGTTCGTGTTTACTTCATTTGCATCATAAACATATGCTGCCATTGTTTAGATCCTCCTTAAATTGAGATTTCACCAGTGATTTCAGCAGAATGAACCGCGCCAGCCAGTTCAAAAGTAAAGGACAAGCCGTCGTATACACGATTTTTTCTGTTTTCATCTGTGATTTGATCACGGGTTTTAGTGCTGATTGAATACACTGGCTGCCCGTCTGCATCTTCGGCAACGATGCCATTTGCAAAGGCTGTTTGCAGAACGTTTGTGACCTGTACACTCAGCAATGAAAAACCAGTATTCGAGAACGGGATTTTACCGTTGTTTGAGAATGCTGATTGAATAGAGGTTTCAATATTCAATTTCACCCAGTCTTTGCCGTGCAGCACGTCGATATATTCCCCAGATGCAGTAATGCCCTCGGATGTCTCGTTGTGGCCCGCTTTGGTTACATAAGCAATAGCCCCTTCTGTGTGCAGTTTCTTCAGCTCGTCTGCCTTAATATCTTGAGGCGTGATACCTACGATATTTTTAAACTTCCAAGTTACTGAACCCACTGTATGAGAAGCAACCGAACCAACAAGGCCAGCGTCTGGATGCTCGTCATTTAACGGGTGATAGAAAACGATTGTACGGTCCTTACCTTTGTAAGAAGCAACTTCTTCACGGTCAGTTACCTGTAAGACTACAAATTTATATGACTTCTCTTCCATCGCTTTTGCAGCTTCCAGTCTTTCATCCGCTGTCGCATCAGCAAGGATCAAGAAGTGCCAGTCATTATCGAAATACTCGTCAAACGCATTCCGAATGGAGAATGTTCCTTGTGTAGTAGCTCCTTCTTCTGGTGTTTCTGTGCTGCCTCCATAAGTACCGATGGCAACCTTTGAAGGTGCATTTTCACCCTGCGCAAAAATAGCCGCAGCCTTTTTATATGCTGCTGTGGTTTCCGCATAGTCTGCCTTAATGGCTTCTAATGAGCCATATTCTTTATATGTGTTGTGTCCGTCTACCTTCGCAAGAATCAGAGGTGTTCCCAATCCTTTAAGGCTGGACGGTTTCACTAAGTCAATTTTGACTGTAACGTCACTAAGTGGCATATGATTTACCCTCCTGTATTTTCAATTCGCACAGAGTCGAAAACCTCTGCATTCGCTTCACCATGCGACACACGCGTTCTAAAGCGCGTATCGAAGCCGTGACGGCGTTCTGTGTCAATCGTGATAAATGTATCTCGATTACCGAAACCGTCGTTCCTGATCCACGCCAGCCCATTATCATGAAGCTTTTGACGTGCTTCAGCTGTTTTGAAGTACGCCGCTGTTTGTTGAGCAAGAGAAATGGCCTCAATATGGCTGTTTGAAACCCATGTAAAAGAGAAAACAAGCTCGATGTCTTCCGTTAACACTCCCTGTTCTTCAATGCCTCTATGTTGGGGCAAATACGGGGATGTCACGGTATATGTGCAAAAAGGATAGGCAGGTTGTTTCCCTGTACCATTTGCAACGATTACGACATGGCCTGTTTTCTCTCTAATCAGTCCCAAGACTGTTTGTATTATGCTGTTGTAGTCCATCTGAATTGATCACCGCCTTTAAGATATAGCTGTTGAAATCGGCATACGTCCCATAAGGCGTCATTGCTTCAACATCAAAGGTGGCACCATCAAAAATCACCTGAGCTTTCAGAGGAATTTCATTCTTGATAAATAGCTGCCTGTCCATAGATGTAAGATGGCCGCCAGATTGATAGATCAATTGAGACTGTAAAGGAACTATTGCCCCTCTTTCGTCTGATTTTGTCGGCTTCGGTGGCACCCATTCGCCGAGATCATCGTATGAACCCTCTTCAGATGGAATAAGCAATGTAAAATCAACGCTGTACCGATTAATCAGATCAGAAAAAATGAAATGATTACCCATCAGCTTTCTACCTCATATTTCATAGAGCCAATCATTTCCCCGGTATCAACCAATGGATTTGAAGAGCCTTTTTCCTCGGTTGTAAATGGATGGTTTGCCGGGTTCCGTAAGTCCCGGGCATACACTTGAAGCCGCCCTTTTGCAAGCAGGCCGACCGTTTCCATAATGTCATTCATTGAATCGCCATTCTCTAATGCTCTTTCGACCAGATCCTCTACCTTTTGAACGATCTCTTCTTCGTTCTCGTCCCACCCTGCACGGATGAAAGAACGCTCCGGTATGTTGATATATTGAGTTTCTTTCTTGAGGTACAGCCCTTTTGCAGCAAGATAATTCCGCATGCGATCAGTTACTGCAATACGGCAGCCGAATTCATGAACAGCCGCGATCATTTGCCGCTCACTGTCCAGGATTCCAACTTTCACCTTACCGACAGAACCGAGGTTTCTTATGACTTCTGGAATACGGTTGCTATCTCGTACCCGAATGTTTCTACGTGCCATTTGATCACCTCAGTGGTTTAAAACGAATTTTTTTGTATGGCCGAAAAAAATCAAGCGCTGGTTTATACCTTACGTCATCCGCCGTGTATGTCTTGCTCATTCCGCCAATTGATTCAGACTGAACACCTTTCGGGCTGTCCCGATCAATTTCAATCATGAGCGCAATTCCTTTCTTCACAGGGCCTGGTAGTGATTCAACCCCATCTGGACCGACAAAAGAGTTATTGCACTCCTCCTTAACGAAAGAAATCGCGTCTGCAAGGTCTATTTGTAGCTTTGCATCTTGGGATGTGTCATCAGCTGGAATCCCTAACCTGACTTTTAATTCTGCCAAGTCCATTTCTCTCATTCCTTTCAAAGAACCGGTTCATATGTCGCAAAGCATCGGCAATTAATATCATTTGATGGATCACCGCTTTGTCCCGGAGCTTCTGCTGTTACATGAACACCATTTTTATTGATGCCAAGATCAAACAACTGATTGACCATGCGTTCCTGCCCTTCTAAATGGACATGATCCGCATGTTTTGTCTCACGAACTCTTTCATCCCCAACGTTGTGCCAAATTTTTTTCATGTTGATGCCCCGCGATTGAGCTTTTTTAGCAGCTTCAAGCGTTGCTTTTTCCCTTGTGCGATGCATTTCTGTATTGGCTATGCGCTTTGATCGGTTGTAACTCAGGCCGACATCAGTCTGCAGCTCCTTCGCAACCTGAGCAAAGCGTTTCCGCTCAATAAAACCGCGTTCGATTGTCTTGTTAATCTGCTGTATTGTCTTTTTGCGATCAGTTTCAATGGCTTTGTCCATTTGTTTACTTTTAATAGCCTGCTGAACGTCGCCGGGAGCCCATTCAGCAGGCAAATTCATCTGATTCAGTGTTGTTTTTGGCCGCGCAAGTTTTATCCCTAACGCAGCCAGAACGCCAAGGATCAGCCAGCTGTATGATGATTCGTAAGTTTCTTCGAGAAATTCTATAATCATCGCTTTGACTTTCGCTGAAAGATCACTAATCAACGAGGTGATTTCCCGCTTTATACGGTTTAGATCACCGTGTCGATTAGCGTCAGCAAGTGTCGGTTCTTCGATTTGATCAAGTTTGACGAATAACGCAGTCAGCTTTGACAGCACATCTTTTGAAGCACGCTGAAAAAGCCGCTTGAGTTTCCGTAAGAATTCCTTAGTTTTACGGTTCAACGGCTTCAAAAGCTCCTTTTCAGTTTGTTCTTTATCCACCGCTTACCCTCCTACTCCTCGGCTGTTTCTTTGGCGTCAGACTCTTGTGTGTCCTCGGCTTCTTTTTTATTTGTGCCCTTGTCCAGCTTATATCCAAGTCCCTTATAAATTACCTCGAAAGCACGTTCCGTCACTTCCAAAGAGTCTCTCCCCTTCTTGATCCTAACCATTAGGCAGTGGCACCTCCATCAACAGCAGGGACTAAAGCTGCAAAGGCATCCTCTGCAAGAGTAGTGAATCCGACTTCCATAGTTGCTCGAAGTGCGAACATGTCACGCTCGAATAAGTTTAGAGGTTCGCCGGCTTCATCTACAGTTGTTGTCAACGTTGCGTCCTGAGAAATGGTATATTCCATGTCCTGAAGAATACCATAACGCGCATAGTCCCAAGCCCCTGTAATAAGGTCAGCTTTTGTTTTATCCCATGATTTGCTGTCAACAAACCCAATAGGCAACCCAAGAGCTTGAGGTGTTGCATCTGCTGTCACTTGGTTAAATAGTGGCAGCCCGTTATTATCTTTTGCAGCTCGTAACTTTTGACGGAAACGTCTAATAGTTGTAAATGCATCAGGATCTTTGTCTGCATCTTCTACAAGCGCCATTACTGCAGCGAGATCGTCATAAACAGTTGCCCCTGAACCCGCGCCAGTACCAGATGTGATCTTTTGGCCGGACTTGTTGACTCTTTCCATGATTGATACACCTGTCTCAAAAGGCGATCCCACCCCAAACAGTGCGGCTTGGTCAAACTTGATTGCAAAAGCTTCTCTAATAGCTGATTGCATTTGAGTAAAGAAGTCAGCAACTGTGTAGCGTAAGAATTCTTTTGAAACTGGAATGATAACCGCAAGTTTCTTCGATGTCATTTTTGCTGTGAGCCATTTGGCGCTGCTTGTTTGAATGCGTTCACCTTCACCAACCCAGTAAGCGCCAGGTCCTTCTGCTAAGTACGTGAATGTCTTTACCGGTTTTGTCATCGGTTCATATTTAGCAAGCTGTGTGATTGCAGATGTCTGCATAAATTCTTTCAACACAATTTCTGCTTGTTCTTCTGGGATTTTCCCAGTTACTGCATCTTGTAGTAATACTGTTTTGGGATTAAATGTTGGCATAATAGCCCTCCTTATTTTCTGATATTTGCTTGGTTAGCGAGTGCCCCAATATCAACCGCCCCGCCAGCTGGTGTTGGATCACCTTTTTCGAAGTTAGTGCCGCTCTCTTTAAACTTGATATCTACGGCATTCTGAACTGCTGCATTGAATGTCTCTTCAAACTTACTGAGATTGGCAAGTGTTGTTTCCTCGTCTTCGCCAATAAAATAGTCAATAACTCCTTTAGGCAGCTTCTTTTCATCCGCTACATTTAAGGCTTTATTAACCAATGCTTCACGATTTCTTGCTTTTTCTGCATCTTCTATTTGTTTTTTGAGCTTCTCAATTTCTAATTCAGCCGGAGATTTATCCGGATTCCGTTCACGGATTTTCTCTTCAACGATGCTATCCAAATTGTTTGCCTTCCATGTTGCAAGACCTTTTGTGAAGTAGGAATCGAGTCGTGGCTGAATGAATCGTTTTCCCTCTTCAGTTTCAAGGAACCCTTCCACCTTATCTGCTGATACGGCCGAAAGTTCTCCCACAAATGCTTTTACTTGTTCATTGTCTTTATTTTCTTCGAGAAATTTTTTCACTTCTTCTAAAGTTGGCATTACGTTTCTTCCTCCTTCGCCCTCTACAGTGCGCGCCTGTTATGAGTGCATGAAAAATAAGCCTTTTTAAAGTCATGCTCAGGACAAATACAGATGATCACTTTGCAACCTCTTTGAAGTCATCATCATGTCGATTCTTATGCCAGTTTCTCGTTGTATTGTATTCATTTTTCGCTAATTCCCATTGCCATATATCTATTTCAGCAGGCGGATTCTCTCCATTTGACAACGCAATTGCTTTCTCCATAGCTTTTTCGAATGTAGGGTAGATTCCTACCTTATGGGGATAACAGTCATAATAATCATCACTCGTGTACTCAACTTCAAAGAACGTCATTACTTACACCTCGAATATCATCATTGTCCTTTTCATCCTCAAAATCATAAGCATCTTGTTCAGCTTTCATTCTCTCAATCTCGTATTGCACATCATCGACAATAGAGAGTGTTGAAAGGCGTGTCTCTTCGCTTACCTGGCCTTTAAGTTGTCCGGATGTCTGAGCCTCTTCCAAGAGATTTGACGGCAGATTGCGCTTGAATGAGAACCATACCTTTAAATAATCACCTACTGACACAAGACCTTTTTTCGCCCATGCTGAGCAAAGCAATTTGTACTGATACCGAAGGGCAGCAGTCGTTTTCCTCTCCATCGTGATGCACTTATTTTCAAGGGCCATCAGCTTGTATTTCATTGCAACGCCTGTCACATTCCCGCCGAATGATTCATCAGAGAAATTGACCGACTTTGCAAAACGAAGAATGTTTTCTTCAAGCCTGTTCAGATGGTTTTCGATCATGGTGTCATTAATGTCTTTTGTCAGGAATTTGGCATCATCATCTTTCCCAAACATTTCAAGCACACCGGTCTTTTTCAGTTCTTGGATGTCTTCATCATCCATACCAGCGCCCTTTAAAATCAAATAAGCTAGCCGTAGCTGTTCAATCTCGTTTGATGCATCTGAAAGTGTGCGATCGTATGCATCTATAAGTTTAATTACCTTTTCCACGTCGCCCATCTGTTCATCATTGTTAGGCAACCCGAATAAAGGACAATAATCAAACAAGTGGAGCTTCTTCTCTAATAAAGTCCAGCCACCTTTTTGTTTTTCAAAAAAATAGGCCATCTTGTCATCGTAAAAAGTGGCTTTTTCACGCTCTATGCTTTGATTATTAACCCAATCAAATACCTTATAATATCTAAGTGCGAAAGAAGGCTCTGTGATGTCATTCTCAGCAATAATGACAACTTCCCATGGATTTACATTCGCAACTCTTACCAAGCCGTCAGGAGCGATATACACAAGTCTAGCACCATATCCACAAATAGCTGCTTTCTTACCCCATTCGCTATCAGCATCGGCAATGTTATTTATGGTGTTAAAGTTATTGATTTGCTCTGCCAAGGCCGTATTTTTGTTTTCCCCGTCTTTCTCCGTCTCGTATGAGATTGGATGGCCGAACATATACCCAACCTTTGTATCCACTATCTCAGCATCAAAAGCATTATTCAGGCGATTGTTTACCAGATGGTCAATACGCCGAACCTTTCCTGTTTCAAAATCCTCGAATTGAGCTGCCTCACGCTGTAAGATCGGCACACCGGCAACACTAGCCATATATCGTTCATACTGAGCTATGGCTTTATCTTTGATCGGCTTATGCTCTTCAATAATCTGATCAATAATTGGACCGTCTATCTCATTATTCCGAAGATAATTTAAAAACTTGTTCATGTTCTCACCCCTTTCCTTTGCGTCTCATAGGTTTGTTGTGTGTATAAATGGCGTAGCGGATAGAGTCGAGCACATCGTCCCACTCTTTAACTGGCTCGCCTGTATTTGGATTCCAAACATACATAAAGATCTCTTTTTTAAAGCGACTAACTTTATCTTCAACAATAAAAAGCAGATCCCGTTTGAACAGCCGCGCCACTTCTTCGATACCTGAAACAACTGCCTTATCAGCATCTAATGCACGCAGCTTCTCTCTACGAAAACGCACGATATGTTCAGGCCGAGCTGTATCACAATAGAAATTAATGTTGCCATACCGCTCTTTGATGTCCTTTGCTACCTTCACCCAGTAGTCAATCTCTTCGTGCTGCTTGGAATGTTCTTCGAGCAAATAAAAACACCCTTGGTCATCTTGTCCGATTACGACAATAGAACCCGGGTGCTCATATCCCCAGTCAACACCAGCAAAGTATTTTGTAAACCTACCCTTTTTCTCTTTTAACTGGTCTGAACTGATATAATGTTTGTCTTTGTTGAAATCCTTGTATATTACACCCTCTGGAGCAACCCAATAGCCGTAAATGTCCCGGTCCGTAAACATGCCGCTTGGTGTTGAAGCAACAATACTTTCCACATACTCAGGATCAAGAAAGTTGTTATCAAACAATGAGAAGTGAAAAGACCGGATATTCAGCCGACCGTTTTTCAGCCGCTGCCCGTCTTTGTCGATATAGTCCGTTTTGACGGTGTGCATCGGGTTTTCAGGGTTTGTGTCCATCATGACCATTGCACCCTTATAGGAGCAACGAGAAATGACTTCCTTCACGAATGAATCATGCAGGGCAGTCGCTTCGTTTAGGAATGCGCCAGCTGATGTGAAACCCCGTGCCTTTTTCCATGAGTCTGCATTTGCACCATCAAAGCAATAAACACGGTTTCCGAATATTTCAACGGCATTCGCTTTATCAAGGCGCAATTCTTTCCCCAGGATCAGCTCTAAATCATTTAGGATATTCCGCTTTATAGAAGCCTGAGTTGCCCCGCCAATGATAAAGGAAAGCCCCATGTTTTGATACTTGCTGATATGCCCGAGGAACGTCAAAAGGAGCACGAATGTTTTTCCTGCCCTTTTCGCCCCGCTGCATATTAAGATTTTCGGTTGCTCTTCAATAAAGCTGTTCCATACTTCTTGCTGCTTTGAGTTAAGTTCCATGAGGCTTCACCATCTTCCGCAACATGGCAGCAACTTCATTTTCTTGAGAGTTTCCGTTATCACCGTCAATATCTTTCTTCGCCTTCTCTATATTCAAACGCATCTGCTCCAATTTAAGGCGCCGCTCGTCTTCTTCATGCGCCAGCTGAACAAACTGTTTTATCAAGCTCCTGAGCTCTCCCATTGCCCGAGATTGAGCGTTAAGGAATGTGGCGTGACGATCCCAAGCGAACTGTATTTCAAGTTCTTCTTCTACAATGTTTTTTTCATATGTTAAATTGCCATCTTCGTCCTCATCTTGATGATAAACGTATTTTGCTTTTTTCTGTTCTTTTACAAGATCATCTTTATGTTGCACGAACATGATTGGCTGCGACCGAAGTATAGCTGCATATTGAATCTGAATCTGATCCCATATCATATCAGCAGGCGAACGCTCCTGAATCTCTTCCATGATCTCAAGTGTTTCTTCTGGCAGGAATTTAGAGAAAAAGCCGTGAGTCACAGCGTTTTGATTGCCCGCCGGAGCCGCACCGCCTTTGTTTCCTATTGCGTTTTTATTACCGGGTGGCGCACCCACCTTTTTTGTGTGCACACTTTTTTCAGAGGGTGCACCCTTTTTCCTTTCCCAACCGTGCCGCTGTTTCCACGATTTTATGGTGTTCATTGACACCCCGTATTTCTCGGCAAGGTCCTTGTATTTCATGCCTTTGACGTAATCCTTATACGCCTGAATGTGCTTTTCGGGCATCTACATTCACCGCCGCCCCCTTCTAGATTGTGTTTGTTTTGGAGATCATTTTCTCGGGATGAACTCGTCATCGTGTGCAAGCTGATGAATAGTGTCTTTCCCTATTTCCGCAAGTCCCACAGCCTGTATATATGATTCTGCGTCGTATACAGTCATCGTGGTGCCGTCTTTCATGTTGAAAGTAGCGACATAGCCATCAATCTCATGAAAGTTCTTTTCCATCCAATTAATCAGTCCGTTGGTGGGACCTGGAAAGACTCTTTTCACTTTGCTCATCGAATCATCTCCTTCATATTCTCTCTAAACCAAGCCCAAACTCAGAGGCTGTCAGCCGCCAATTGTCTGATCTGAGATTCACTGGACCCGGTTTACAGAGAATATAAAAAAGAGCCAGAACGGCTCTCCCTTTTTATTTTTCGATTTTAATTGATGATATTTGTGTTGGATTTATAAAATCAGCGTCACCAAGTGGAACGATGCGATTTTTTAAAATTTTCTCACCATCTACGATATCGTATAGTGCTACTTCCAACACTTCTGTATCTTCTAAATCATTTATTACAAAATTATCGCCATTACTCATCCTTATAGTTACATTCATATTATCACCTCCACCCTAATTATCGGATAAGGAGTGTGACAAGGGAACCATTTGCAAAATTTGTCGAACGAAAGCGCCCTTCATAAATAGGTGGCAGTCGTAAGACAAAAAAAGCACCCTTTAGCTGCGGGTGCAATCAACGTTTCTTTTTATAGCCTTCAATGTCTTTTCTCAAGAATAGACGATCCCTATTTGTTGTTTTAATCGGAATCAATGTTTTGTAATCCACCAGCTGCTTGAGGTTCTGTCGGCTGCATCCGATAATCTCAATGGCTTCAGATGTCGTTATGACTTCTTTGTCCATAAATTCTCTCAGCTCGTCAATACTTTCAAAAACAAACCTAGTCATTCCGCGTGTTCCTCCATCTAAGGATAATATTAATAATAGTGATTACCAACCAGGCAAGAGCCAAAACCATTGTAATGATATCCAAAGTACCAAGATGATCATAGTCAAAGTTTGCAAACACTGTCACGAACAGAACAAAGAATATTACTGTTGACCCGTCTACTAATTTTTTCATTTGTTTGAGCATGGAACTCAAAGTGTTATAATATGGTGAGGGGGAAGTAATTATTCCCCCCATTGGGTTATTTGCGACGTTTCTTCTTGGCGGGAGAACGTCGTTTTTTGTTTTTATTACCCTTCATTTCCTTGATGTTCTTGACCATCGTTGTAATTCCGGTAAGGATTGCAACCAGCCAAGCCAAGTCCCGAAGGATAATTTCAACCATTTCCATGCTCTTTCAACACCTCCTTTCGATACTTTAATTATATCAATTATATTTACCACCGTCAATATAAATACAGATAAATTTTAGGTTTTTTACCAAAAAATATTGTTTTAGACAAAAAAACAACCTATTCATGCTAAACAGAATAGGCTGTGTTCTGCTCTATTTTTCATTTTCAAACGGGAACGCTCAATATTTTTCTGTACTGTTCCTTTTTTAATGTTCAGCAGCTGGGCGATCTCTTCAAAGGACATGTTTTGGACAGTGTGCATGATGAAAATGTCCTTTTCTCTTTCGGTAAGGACAGAAAGGGCATCAGCAATTCTTTCTTTGTCCCAATCGCTTACCTCTCCTTCTGGCTCCTGATTGATCGCATATTCTTCTGGCATTGCATCAATGATACGAGGATCAGCAAGAATCGTTCTTTGGTAAACGTCCCTTCTGTCAGCTCCCCGGCGCGCTCCTGGTTGTCTCCCGTTCTGCAGCCATTCGAGAGTGAATTCAATATCGCTGATCATACTGCCAATGATTTTCTTATCGTTCTTTTGTTCTGCTGTCATTTCAATTTCTGGTGTTTCCGAGAATGCTCGGTACATCTTTCTCGCTTCTTTTAACGCTCTTTTGTATTCAATGATTAAATCCTGCATGTTTATCCTCCTCTTATTTACGCTTAAAAGCGCCGCCTTTGCCTCTTCTGAGTGTTTGCCTGTCTTGCCCCATCATTTGCCGCCAAAACCGTTCAGAACGCTCCTGCGCGTTTTTATTGGGCTTTTTCTTTTCCTGTTTCATGTCATCCCTCCGCTCAAATAAAAAACGGACACCAAACAAACAGCGCTTATGCTGTAAGTTCAGTGTCCGCAGGCTTTCCATCTTGGACTTATATCGTTGTTCTTATGTAATACCGTTACTCATTTTATATTTCTTCAATTATTTGTCGACCTCTTATTCTTGATATACATGTCCTACAATTTCAATATTTAAGCTTGTACGTTCGTCAATGTATTGATGCAATACTTGGCCATCTTTTCTAACTAACACAAAGCGAGTAAAATTATACCCAACGTTTAGTGTTTCTTGTGAAATAAAATCACTTTTTAAAATATCGCCTTCATAGATTTCAGTTCCTTTTTTATCGGTTAATCCAATAAATTGCATAACAGAGAACAAGTTGTTATCCAAATAATCACAAAAATTGTTTTTTATATCCTCCCAAGAAAGCATCTTGTTATTCTCATAATCCCAAGCTCTAAATTTAATTAATCTTCTCTCCATTTCTTATCACATCCTTTCTTAATTGATTTTCTTATTCTTTACTTTTTACCTTACAATTCCATTATACATGAATTCCCTTTTATCCCTTCCGTTGGAGCCACAACCTTCATATTCCTATTCGTTTTGCCTTACACTTCACAAATTTCCTCCTCAACGCCCATGCTGCAGCCGCATTTCGGGCAGCGTGCATCTGGGCGGATTTTTATATCTAATTCGTTGTGACCACATTCAGGGCAGCTGTATTCGATCATGCTGTCATCCCCCTATCCCCGGCAGAACCGCAATTGCAAAGAATAAAACCACCGCAATCCCACCGAGAAGCCAGCCATTTGTCTTATCACGCTTTGCAATGATAGTTTCATCACCGATCATTTTCAGATCGTCTGACTTTGCCACAAGTACCGGTATGTAATCTGGATGCACTTTCAAATATTCCGCCGCCTGCTCAACTGTCATCGCTTCGTCTTTCGTGGCTTTGACTGCCCGCTGAAGCTCAACTTGTAAAGGGATCATTATGCATCCTCCTCCATGTCATAAACCTCAACCGGTGGCATTTCGCCAAGCCTGCTGAACGTGTGCTTTCTTTGCTCCATGAGACATTTATCAAAAACAGCCGTACTGTGCTTATTGATGATTTTGATTAAATCCTTACCAACGCTCTCGAAAAATTTCAACGTGTCCTCTTTGTCGATTGTCATCTGATAGATTTTAGAGGTCATCGGAATTTTAAGAACCTGTAGTCCAGTTGTTACCTCTGATACGTTAATATGATCAAACGATGGGATAGCACAGAAACGATATTTTCCTACTTGAATTTCATGACCAACCGCCGGCTTCCATTTGCCATCCTCTGGCTTACGTGTATTACTAAGGGCTAGATAGAACTTCTTCACTTTTTTGTCTACTGTAATTTTCATTCCGCATCACCCTCCAATGCCTCAATTCTCCCCTGCAATTCTTCTACTTCATCCTCTAAATTGCCGTTTTCAAATTCAAAGTCTCTTATTGACTCTGCCTGTTTCTCGACCTTTAATTTTAGTTCTTCGTTTTCTGTCGAAAGCCGCTGAATTTCTTTCTGAGCCTGCCGGAATTGATGAACCGTTACTTCCTGCTGGCGTTTGTTTTCCTCGATGATTTCCCGCTGTTTTTCTACTGATTGAATTAGAAATTCTTGATCCTCAAGAATAGTGGACCAATTAACATCAATTTTCTTTTTATAAAGTGAAGTTGCTATTGAAAATCTATTTTTTATTTCCTGTAATTTATCCATGCCGTTCCTCCCCCGCAGGGGAAAGCCCCTGCTATTAGAATTTGTGGCCGATCCTGTAATCTAAACGAGACAGACCGCCCTTAATTGTTTGAATGATTGTTTCACCGTGTTCTGGGGCATCAAGGACATGTGCAGTGCCCTCGTTCCCATCTAAAATAAGAATCTGTATTTTGCCCGGCTTAATTGCCTGTTCAATTGTTATATCTTTGCTTAAATTAATTTCCTGTGGTTTGTTCACCTAGCGCGCCCCCTGTGCATGTGCTATGATAGAAGTACCAGTTCATATCAGAGCATCGGAGCCGCGCGCTTCGGTGCTTTTTTGTGTTTAATAGTGATCCGGTTTCCATCCAGCCATTGTGAATGTCGGCGATGGTTTCAATTCCTCCCGGTAAACGATCGGATGCTTTTTGACGTATTCTGCCAGTTGTTCCGGCGTCATCTTCCATTCTTCAACCGGTCCTGGCTTGTAAGGATTGATGCTTTGCTGTTCCATGATATTTGCCTCCTCCATTGATTTTGGGAATTTCCGTGCCGCCGAGCTTCTTGCAATCAGAACCCATTCGGCTGGCGCATGCCTTAAACTGAGAGCAACGTGTCATACAGGCCATGAGCTTATCTTCTTCCTGCACCCACAACGGCCGATCGTCTGCGATTACCACGTTTAACAGTGGACTTTCCCGCCTTTCTTTTGAGTTTTTTCAGCTTTTTAAGCTCGTCCAGCTCGATGAAGCCTAAAAAATCATCTAAAGCCAGTACCTTGAGTGGCGTTTCATATCGCCGCTCATACAGCTTGCGTTTGATGGCAAATTCCTTTGTTTCCACACCCTTGATGTCAATGATCTCGATGCTGCCGTCCAAGTTATGAACCTCAAAATCTGCAATATATTCAATCTTCCGAAAAGTTTTGCCGTTCTTTTTGAATGCCTCTTGCAACAGGAACCGTGGTTGCAGCTTAAAATCTTTTATCTGCTTGCTCACCTTGAGCCATTTCAGTTGCTCATAGTATTTGGCTTCGGCCCGGCTATCGAACGTGATGCCGTCCACCTGTGTTTTCCTGGCGCCATATTTATTTGCTGGCATGTGAAGCCTCCCGGATAGCCGCCGTAATCATTTGTTTTGTTTGTTGAATTAGCGCCTTCAATTCCTCAAAGGTGTTCGCATGCCCTGTTAAAATCTCCGTGTTAAGGATCCGGATGCAGGCTGCCTCTAAGTCTCTGAAATAACCAATAGGCTTATAATCAATCTGGCCTGTCGGGTTTCCCTCCTTGTCTTGCTTTTCGTATGAAACGCTTAGAATAACGTTCATTGGATCAGATGTAATTCTATATTTACCGATGTGCAAATTCATTCTCCTTACCTCCCGTCAATCTGTTCCCAATGCTGAATCTGTTTTTCCTTGTACGGCGCCGTGAGTATGATTGCCAGCAGCAGGATCACCGCTTTAAGCACTGCGCATCAGCTCCATTTGTCTGATCTTTTCCTCAAGCACCCGAATAGCCGGTGTGAGGTCCTTGCCGCCCTTTTGTTCAGCAGGTCCGAACAAATACATTCCTTTGGATCCTATAACGTTCGTTTTCTCCTTCAATCCCAATCACCCAATCTATGGTTTAATTCCATCCGGTTGCCCTGAATGATCACTGTGTAATACTTGCACATCTGATAAATCCGTGACCCCAGCGCCTCGTCAACGTCCAGCAGATCGTCCGTTGTGAGCTCAGAAGAGATCAGGAGAGGTTTATGGTTCAGGTAGCGATAATTCACAACTGACTGGATCTGTTCGACTTGCCATTCGGTTGCCCTTGGCTTCCCATCAACTGGCTTGAATAAGTCATCAATGAACAGCACATCTGCTTTTCTCATGGCATTCAGCTTTGTTTCCAGCTGGTCAAAGTCATTCTTCAGATCACTCATGCCCTCAACGTAAGGAAAGTACAGGCAGTGAGTCGATTTCTTCTTAATGAGATTGTTCATGATGGCCGTTAACAGATGGGTTTTGCCGCTACCCGGCTGTCCCAGCAGAGCAATGCTATTGGCACGCTCTCCCTTGATCTTTTCAAAGTCTTTGAAGTATTCGACCGCACATTCATAGGCATCTTTAATCATTTGGGGTTTGCCATCTAATTTGAAGTTGCCAAACAACAGCTTTTCGAACTTTTCTGTAATGCCGCTGGCTGCCATGAGCTTCGCTATTTTCTTTTGTTTCACACACTCACATTGTTTGGAATACGTCGTTTTCCATTCCCGAGCCTTATCCGGCGTGCAAACCTTTCCTGCAAGGTAATCATCTTCAAGAATCATTTCATCAAGTGATAGGCTGTCCAATGGCTTGTGTTCTTTTCTCAACCGCAGCTCAGTGTCTTTGTGGATGCGGTAGATCACAACGCCGCGATCCTTGCACTCGGAACACTCATACTCAACCTTTTCTTCTGATGCGGCCTGTTCTGTTTCCCAGGAACGCGATCTTGCTTGAAGACCCTTCATCATTGCTTGGAACGCTGTGTCTATACTGACTGCTTTGTTTATTGCCATACTGTTGTTTCTCCTTTCTCTTTTGGCTGAACGGGTTTGACAGGATCGCCTCAATGTAGCTCAGGCCAACATTGCTGCCTTTATTTCTGAAAGCCTTTTTCATGGCCTCCATGACCTTCTCTTCGCCGTAATCATCCACCATGTAGCCGATTCTTTGCGCTTCGATGGTACCAATAGAACGAGCGACCTTATTTTCAAATAGCTCAAAAGCATTTTTCATTTTGGGATCAACCTCCTGCGTTTCTTGTGGTGCCGGTTCAGGAATAGGCTTTTCAGATGGTTCCTGCTCCGTTACAGGCGTTTCAAATGAGATCAGCCTGTATTGCCCTGCCTTCCTACCCTGCGGCTTATATTCAATTCTTTTAAGATCAATCAGCATCTTTCGGTGTTTGATCAACGTATTTTCGGAAATCTCAATCTTTGCTTGCAGAGTGGTATTTGAAGTGGTGAACCACTCTCGCCACCCTGCCTTATTGTTGATGTGCAAAAGATGAAACCATAATGCTTGAGTTGTAGCAGACAACGGATTCGTTTCTAGCCAATTCATGAAGCCGTTCATTTCTTTCAGGTAGTTCATGGCTCACCTACTTCCTTTCACACAGTGCTGTCATTCCGCTGATGCGGACTAAACGTAAGCCAGGTTCATTTGTTCTGAGATAGCCTTCAACATAAGCACGGAACAGCTGCGCGCGATTTGGCGCCCCTTCCGTCAGCCATTTGTAACAGAAGGGGATGCCGACTTTAATCAAATGGGAGGTCATCTTCGCTGATGTCTACAGGCTTGCCGTCAAAAGGATCAGCATCCTGCGCGCTTGGTTTTTCGTTCAACTGTTGAGGCTCGCTCAAAAACTGATTACCGCCTAAATCCAAAACATTATCGTCATATACCGACTGGGCTTCTGATGTAATATCTTTTCTAACCGTCTCGTCTTGAGCTACTTGTTTTTGAATCTCAATACTGATCGGCAGATACTTCCACATTCTGCGAATAACTGTTTTCTTCGCCATTTCTTCATAGTCTGTTTGCCATGGCCCGTTATCTTTTGATTTGCTTCTCAAGCGAACATTTTCAATATCTTGTTTGCTGAATACATCGAATTGATAACCGCCGTCTTTAAAGTGAGCAACTGCATAAACATGAGTCATTTCGCCCCTGTGTCCCGTGCTCGGCTTATGAACCAGCTTGGGATGCAGCCCCAGTTCGTAGTCGAATTCGTCTTTTTCATAAACTGCATGAGCATATATGCTTTCGATATGTCCCGAGCGCCTGGCGAGATCAATCATCCCTTTATAGCCGATTATGAATTGAACCTCTTTTACCCATTGATCCGGTGCCCCATTTTGCCCTTTGATCTTTTTGTTGAACGGTACAAAATAACAATGTCCAACCAACCCAGGTTCGAGTCCTAATTGAGCTGACTGCATGACTGCACCGAGCAATGAAGCTGGGGAACACTGCTGCAATCCCGGGTTGCTTCTAATAGTTGTTAAAGCAATCCTTGTGATCCGTTCAGGTGTGATATGTTCAGGTAAAGCCTTTTGAAGCTCCGGTTTCATATCATTGAGATAATCAGCTAACGTTTTAGGCTTATCCTCTTTTTGAACGCTATTCACTTTGTTCGCTAACTGATTGCGAATGTCGTCATTTTTAGCCATTGTCTTTTAACTCCTTCACATTGAATCGTCTATGAGTCGATACTTTACTGAATTTTTCAAAGAGCTCAGGGTGTTCAGCAGCAAATGCTTTTGTATCAAAACGGTTCGTCGTTACGGTTTTCCAAGTAACAAGCGCTTTTTCAGCATTGCCTACCTCATACTCCCCGAGCATTCCTTTTAATTGGTTCTCAGCTTCTTTGAGCCTTTCTTTGGCTTCTTTCTCCTCAGACTTAGCTGATTTGTATTGCTCAATTAGCTTATTTGCCGCCAGAGGAAGCTCTGTTTCATCTTCGAATCCTACAGGGTACATATGCGTTAAAAGCTCAGCAGAAGCCTCAGAACCATCAAACATAGGAGGGATCTCATTCTCAATATGGTTTTTCCAAAAGTCCTGTTCAATTTGAATCAGGTATGCAATGAGCTCTTCGTCTCGTTCAACCTTTTTGTAAACGAACTTGTTGCCGCCAATCAGAACAGCGATCCACCAAGCACTTAACCCGGTAACAGCCATATAATGCTGACATTGAACTAGATACGCGTCCGGTACCTCTTCGCCGTCCCATTCACCTTTTAGGTATTCTGATGCTGTTTTGCATTCCAGTCCTGCTCGTTCGCCGACTATTAATCTATCAACGTTCGCAAGCATAAACGGGTAATCAGGATGCTGTAAGATTGCTTTCCGCCGCCGCACCTTCTTGCCAGTCCTCTTTGAAAATTCACGGGCAACGGTTTCTTCGTGAATGTGCCCCCAATATGCTGCCTCACTGGTTATATGCTCTTGAGGTGCCTGGCCGAGCTTGTCCAGATAAACTGACATTGGCGTTTTCCACTTACTCAGCCCAGCAATTGCGGCAGCATCAGAACCCCCGATGCCAGCGCGCCGAGCCTCAAGCCATTGATCCTCCGTCATGTTGTCCGTAGGCATGTAAACTTGTGCAAGCATCAGAGTAGCCCCACCTTTCTTTTGTACTCTTCCGCGCCAAGCCGCTGCCATTCTCGGTAGTGATCCATTGAAGGGAAACTAAACTGCGCTTTACCGTTTTTGGCGAATACAATTGAACCGCCGACCTGTCTCAAACGTTGCTGATCCTCCGCACGTTCGCTGAATGCCACTTTTACTGCTTTAGCCATGTATAAAACCCCCATTGATTTTCTTGAGGCTATCTGGTAGAATATAGTTATATGAGTTTTCAGATAGCCTTTAATTAAGTCCACTTGCCAGAGTGGGCTTTTTTATTGCTCATTTTTAAATTCAAAACCAAGATGCTCCTTTAGGTACCGCTCAAGGTTTTCCCTCAAGATGACTTCACCCTCAGCGCTATCTATCACGTAATCATCGAAAGGTGTTACTTCATCCCCGAAAAAATCCTTTTGCGTTTCCGGCTCAGTCAGCCCGTCATGCCAGTTGTTCAGAATCATTGGGTTCTCGACTTCCATTTTCCTCAGCTCCTTCTTTTGCTTTAGCAAGTTCAGCAAGACTGTCGATTGCATTTTCTAAAGAGTAAAATTCCTTATGCAGAATGCTCACAGCTCCTTTGATATCTTCCTCTGTATATTTCGCGTTTTGGGCATGTTGCAAGAAGCTTGCAGCCAGCTCAAATTTTCTGAGATTCATCCCAAACACCTACTTATCACTGCCAAGTTGATGCCGCGCTGTTGCATTTTCATAACTGTTTCATGCAACCTCGCTTTATTCGCCAGTCGGCTGATATCCTCAGAAAGAACTTTGATACTTCCAGCTAGACTCGTAGCCTCTTCGTAATCTCCATCACGTAAAGCCTCTAACAACATGATTGAAAGCTCTTCCGCTGAGTTGATTTTCCTTGCAGCTGACTCTACATCAGCCTTTAAAAATTGATTGGTTTTCATACTAATACCGCCTTTCTTTCTTCTTGTTTTGCCATTGCAACCCGATCCATTAATGCTTTACGCGTCCACCTATCGGCCAGCTCTTGCATGCTTAAGCCGTGACTCCGCACTAATGAGTAAATCAGCGTTTTATTTGCTGGGATCAGATCAAATATTTGTTTGATGTCTCCCATCGGTATATCATCTGTCCTTCCGGGTCGATCATTTGCCAGCCAACGTGCCAGATGTTTTGTCGCTTGCAATGCTTCTTCTAGCTGATGAATCATATTGATAACTGCACTGCTTGCACTCTCGTTTAACGCTGGATCAATAGGCGCCGCTGCTGTTGGATGAAGCTTAAATAAGAAATGCACTAGATCAATGTGTTCATAGGCTCCGCAAGCTTCAAACCACTTGATACACAGATCAGGCGTAAGAGGAAAAATACCGTTTTCCACATTGGAGACATACGATTGATCTCTATTCCCAATCACCTTGCCAATTTGATACTGCGACAATCCTGCCCTTTTGCGTTCTCGCCTGAGAATGCTTGGTAAATTGTCCATATTGTATGGATTGTTCGACATATGTTTGCCCCCTGATATATTTAGTTTTAACTGGCAAAATTTAAGTAATGAAGGAACTAGCTGGCTTGCTGTTTTTTCAGCTTATTGATGATGAAGGCTTGTCCCTTCGGAGTGATGCGCATTGTCAGCCAGGATTTCGGCGTCCCGTTTACTTGGCGCACCCCCTGTGCGATCTCAAAGAAACCTCGCTCGATGTATTCCTGGTATGGCTCATTCTTGTTGGCCATGATCATCTTCCATTCGCGCAGCTTCTGAAACAGTCGCTTTTCACCAATCATGATGCCGTTTTTCGAAGCAAGCTTTGCCAGTTCTCTCACAAGCAATGATTTTTCGGCCGCCATGCAACTCTGTGCAAAGTTGACCAATGGTTCCTGAATCTTCAATGCTTGTTCAAGTTGCTGCCGTTCTTCCTGCTCGCTGATCCATCGCTTTGCCCGGCTGACTGGATCTTCGATCATGTAGGACGGTTGAGTCATTTTTTGAAGCTCGGCTTCCATCCGGTTAAATTCAGCAATGTATTTTTCTTTGAACACTGCTGCTTTTGCACCCGTATAACCAAAAACCAAAAATGCGAGTCCATCACGTTTGATCAGATATTTTTTCAATGATCGTCCTGTTGGATCTTCATATTCACTCAACGAAAAATTTCGTTCAGTAAAATCTTTAGAGCAATTCAGTGTTTCAATGCTTTTTATTACATCGGCGTGTCGTTTTCCGAATACCTCAGCCACTGTCAGGCTGTCTGTTACGGCTTGGTTGCCTTCAATAAAAACAATTTGATTCATGCTGTTACCTCCTTGCTTGTCCACCAAAAAAAGGTGAAGCAAAATATTAAGCGTGAAGCCTTAATTCTTTTTTAGAAGTGAAGTACGGCTCAAGAGCTTTACGGAAACACTCTTCTCTGTCCATCGTTCCGTAATATTCTTTGCCCATCTTGATGTTTGTTGTTTTTTTCTTAGTTTGTTTCGCCATGTGATCACCTCACGTCAGTGTATTCGTGTTGGACAGTTGGACTAACCAAGAATTTTGCTTGCTTTGGTAATCTATCAACCTTTCACTTGTGGTAAAATCTTCTACGTGAAAGGTGGTGGAATTTATGGCTACTCATGTATATGCTTGTCTTTGCGGTGAGTGGGTTAACTTGTCAAGTGACCCTAACTGTAAAATGGGTGAAAATATGACTTCTCCTACCGTGTGGTGGGAAGAAGATGCGAAGATTTGGAGTCCTAATAACAAAGAACAAGAACATACGATGTATCAACAGGATTATGTTTATATCAATTACAAAAATGCTGATTATCGTATTCACCCAATGTTCATTCAGATCAAGCATTCCTAAATTCACGTTTTAAGTTAATTTCTAATAGTTCTGAGTCGTCAAACTGCACTTTGGCGACTTTAGAACTGAACAACATATCTACATGTTGTTTGATCCGATTCCATTCAGACTGAGACATACCATTCAACAAATCGTTTAATTGATCTATCTTCTTTTGATTCATGTTTTCACTCCTATGCTGTATTTGTCCGTTGCGTAGGACTAACCAAGAAATTAAGCAGAATGTGCACTTTGTTGCTTTTCGCTACATTCACTATCAAAAAAAAGAGCCCAATCAAACTCCAAAACTTCGGAGATTTTTTTTGCCACTTGAACGCTAGGTCTTCTCACCCCAGATTCAATTTGGCTGTAGTAAGGTCTTTTTATATCTGCCTGATTAGCAACCTCTTCTTGGGTCATTTCTGCTTTGGTTCGAATATGGAGCAACCAAGTACGTTGTTTCACTTCCGCACCTCCTTTGTAGCGTTTCGCTACTTGTTGTTTTCATTATACTGTAGCTTTATGCTACAAATCAACTACTTTTTGTACTTTTTTGCTACATTTTTTCATTGTAGCATTTTGCTACGTTATAATACTCAATGTACCTGAATGTCCCTGAGTGGGCCTGTATGTGCCTGAGTAGGAATAAAGCGCACTTTGAAGGAAGATAAGGAATCATTTAAAATCTTTTACATAGAAAGTGGGAGGGAAAATGCTAGGCGATCGTTTAAAAGAGCTTAGAGAATCCAGGAAACTCACTCAAGATAAATTGGCTGAAATTCTAGGGATTTCACGAGGCACTTATGCTCATTACGAGATAAATAAAAGAAAACCTGACTATGACATGCTAATAAAGCTTGCTGACTATTATGGCGTAACAACTGATTTTCTTTTAAGGGGAGAAAGTCAGGAGGCTCAGGATAATATCTTCAACGAAGAAGCAAGAAGGATTCTTGAAGATCCAGATACTCTGGTAGCTGCTGCTGATGGAAAGATAACAGCTTCAATTTTAGAAGCAGCTCAACGAATTATTGCTGATCAATTAAAATCAGGAAGACAACCCGGAGATATTAAAAACGGGAACAAAAAATAATTACATAACGATCTCTTTATATTTATTTATTATTATTGTTTAGTTTAGTTTAATTAATGCTGAACACTTCGCCTCAAAATTTGAGGTAAACTATTCAGTTGAAACCATTTCAACCTCAATTTTTGAGGTGATCCGTGAGGTTATTTCTGCATTCAACCGCAAATTTTGAGGTAAAACATTCAGGGTTTATAAATCAGTCATCAGAGAGAAAAAGTAAAAAAACCCTTAATTTAGTCGATAAAAAGAGAGAGATTTCACTTCACTATAAAAGGGGAAATTACAATTGAAAAAATGGTTATTAGGTATTGGAGCATTGACTCTCAGTTTTTCTTTAGCTGCTTGTGGCTCGACAACATCCTCTGAGAAAAACACTGAGTCATCACAACAGACTGCTGAAAAACAATCAAATGAGACAAGCAAATCTAACTCGAATTCAGCTAAAAGTTCAGAAAACAAAAAGAATTTAGTTGACGTTACTCTAGAAAAATCAGTCGATGGCGATACAATCAAAGTCAAATATAATGGGAAATCCGAAACAGTTCGTTACCTATTAATTGACACGCCAGAAACTAAAAAACCCAACTCATGTGTTCAACCTTATGGGGAGGACGCCTCTAAAAGAAACAAAGAATTGGTTAGCAATGGCAAACTACAATTAGAGTTTGATAAAGGTGATCTAAGAGACAAATACGGGAGAATGCTTGCTTATGTTTACGTAGACGGCAAATCTGTACAAGAAACATTATTAAAAGAAGGCCTGGCAAGAGTAGCCTATGTATACGAGCCAAACACAAAGTACATAGATAAATTTGAAGAAGACGAACAGCAAGCAAAAACAGAGAAATTGTCCATTTGGAGTAAGAGTGGATATGTTACTGATAAAGGGTTTAATGGGTGTGTTAAAGATAAAACCACAACTGTAAAAAAAGCCACAACATCTAAACAATCCGTATCACAGTCAACACCTTCAGAAAATTCAAATGCTGGTTCAAAAGAAACATCAGACGATACAAATGATAAGCAAACTTCTTCTGCCGCTTCATTAAATGGATCAGAGAGCTTTGCGAATTGCACTGAATTAAGAAAGAAATATCCTAATGGTGTTCCTAGTTCACACCCGGCATACCAATCGAAAATGGACCGAGATCACGACAACTATGCTTGTGAACGATGAATAGAGGAGATTAGTGATGGCACAAAAATTTCAAAAACTAAACTATAAGTATGGAATCATAAACTATCCGATATTTCTTAAAGAGTTAGAAACTATCATTCAAGAATTTCCTAAGTCAGAAAGAAAATTTTATGAATACGCAATTAAAGCCTTAAAAAAAGAAGTTGGGAAAAAGGAGAAGATTCTACATATAACTTCAGCTGATCCGAAGTTGACTAAATTTGGTTTTATGGTTATTACCGAAAAGAAACTTTTGTTTGTCACCATGAAAGGTGGTATTTTCGGCGGTGCAGATACTGAAATTGTTGAATTTAAAAGTATCAAGGAAGTTGACTTTGACATTGCCCCAAATCCATTGGGAATGGCTACAATGCAATTAGGTATTCTCCACTTAAAAATCAAAGGTAAGCTTGGAATGAGTAGCAAGCGCACCATCAGAAATATTGATGAACATTCTCTAGATAGAATAGTTTCAATTCTGAGAGACCAAATAAAATAA